TGCCGGCTATTGCTGTTAGACTGCCGAAGCTGACGCTGCACAAGGCGCAGTTCGCTATCTTGGCTGACCGGCGGCGCTTCAAGGTCGTCGCTGCCGGGCGGCGCTTCGGCAAAACGCTTCTCGCAACCGAGTGGCTTACGCTTGCGCCCGGCGGCGCAATTGAAGGCCGCCCGGTTGCCGTTTTTGCGCCCAGCTACAAGCTGCTGCTGGAAGTCTGGGCGGGAATCGAGCGGACGCTTCGCCCGCTGACGCGGCGTGCAAACCGCGCCGAAATGCGGATCGAGCTACTCAACGGCGGCTCGATTGACGGCTGGACACTTGAGCGCCCGGATGCCGGACGCGGACGCAAATACGCTCGCGTTGTTCTCGACGAAGCTGCTCACGCGCGCAATCTCAAAGAAGCCTGGGAGCACGCCATCGCGCCGACGCTCACCGACCTGCGCGGCGAAGCGTGGTTTATTTCCACTCCCGCCGGACTCAACTTCTTCTGGGAACTTTACCGGCGCGGCGAAGACCCGGACTACCCCGACTGGGCTTCCTTCACCGCCCCGACTATCGCCAACCCGTTTATCCCCGCCGAAGAAATCGCGGAACGTCAGCGCGAGCTTCCCGAAAACGTTTTCCGACAGGAATATCTCGCGGAATTCGTTGACTGGAATAGCGACGAAAACGCTTTCTTTGACGCAACAACGCTGTCCGGTGATGCGCGTCAGCTGGACGCGCTTGTTTCCGTCGGTGTTGACGTTGCGCGGTTTGGCAACGACGAAACCGTGATTGCCGGCGTTGCGCGCAACGGCGCGATTTCAATCCTGCACACGCTGCGAAAATCGCCAATCACAACAATCGCCGAACTTGTTCTCTCTCACTACCGCCAGCAACGGATTGTCGTTGACGACGCCGGGCTTGGCGGCGGGCTGACGGATATTCTGCGCAAGGAAAAACTCAACGTTGAGGCTTTCAACGGTGCAGAAGCCGCAATCCGCGACGGACAGTTTGCCAACTTGCGAGCTGAATCCTACTGGGTTCTAGCTGAACACCTTCGCTATCGTGACGTGGCGCTTCCTGACGACCGCAAATTGAAAGACGAGCTTGCAGCGTTGCGCTATTCTTATCAGCGCGGTAGGATACTCTTGGAGCCGAAAGATGCCGTGCGGCAACGCTTGGGACGCTCTCCCGACCGCGCTGACGCGGTGTGCTACGCAGTGTGGGGCTGGCGACCTCGCAAGCCTCAGTACCGGACAGAGTTCAGCTACTTGCCGAGGTGAGCCGTGAAAACTCCAAACCGCTTTGTAACCGTCTTGGCGCTTATCGCTACCGTTGGTTCGCTGATTGCCGCAACGTTCCCACAGTACCAGACGCTGGCGCTGATTGCCGGAACCGTCGCTGCTGTTGCCACGGCGCTGGGACGCTCGCTTTTCCCGGAGCACTTTCCGCCGGAAAACGCAAAGCCAACCACGCCAGGACAGACCGCCGGGCGCGTCATTGACCAGGTGATTTTGCGTCAACGCAAAAGGGACTAGCTGTGCGCACTGTCAATCTTTCGCTAGCAGAAATCCCAAACCAGCCGCTGGCAAGCGCGCGTGTCACCTTCCGCCCCCTCAAAAAGGGCCAGTCCACGCCGGCGGACGTATATCCCTCGCGCGTCTATACAGTTACGACAAATGCAAACGGTGACGCAACGCTTCAATTGCCGACCGATATTGAGATTGAAGTGACGCTACCGGACGGCTGGCGTGGCACGATTATCGTGCCGCCGGGCACGACGCCAATCACGTTGCAGTCCTTGCTGCTGGGCAACGCCACGCCGCCGAACAACTGGCAGGTGCTGCTTGACGCGCATGAGCAGAAGATCGCCGGTGTTGGCCCGTCTGGCGTTCTGGGGCACGTCCGTGTGGACGGCACGACGGTTACGATAAACCCTAGCACTGGTGTTATCAGTTCTACCGCCAGCGGCGGCGCGCCGGTCAACGCACAATACCTTGTGGCGGCTGCTGACCCGACGTTGACCGCCGAGCGTGTCGCGACAAACACGGCAACCGTGGAGTGGGACTTTACCACGCCCGGTCTGGCGCAAGCGTCTGTAGCGGACGGCTCGATTGACACGACACACCTTGCCAGCGGCGCGGTGACTGGCTCGAAAATCGCATCAAACGCCGTCACCGCGTCAAAGATTGCAGCAAACGCCGTCACGACGCCAAAAATCCAAGACGGCGCGGTGCTACTTGACAAAATCCAAGACTTGACGCCTAACCGTCTGCTTGGACGCGGCGCAACCGCCGGGCCGCCGGAAGAAATCCAGATTGGTGCAAATCTTTCTCTGTCTGGCGGCGTGCTGTCTGCAAGCGGCGGCGCGACTGACTTGGGTTACGTTCCTGCTCCCACAAGTGGTCAGGTCACAAGTAGCACGGGCACGCCGGCGACGATTCCGCAAGCCGATACCACAAACGCCGGGCTATTGAATCCGACAGACAAGAACAAGCTGAACCACTATCAACTTGACGCGGCGACTGAACGGATTGCGCTGGGGCGAACAACGCTGCCGGCGGGAACAGGGAACACTTCACTTGGCGTCGGACAGACGATTGTGAATGCAGACTGGCAGACGGCGGTAGGAGCTGGTGCGCAGACGTTGGGGTGGAACGCGACGGCGATAGGGCGCGACGCTAAAGCTAGCTCATTTTCTACCGCCGTGGGCGCAGTCGTTTCCGCCGGGGTGCAAGGTGGACAGCAGTGCGTCGTTGTAGGGTATAGCTCCAACGCCGGTGCCGGGAACTCGGAGATTACGGTTGTCGGGATGGCTGCTGGGAGCGGAAGCTTTATGGGCGGCGGCGCAACTGCTATTGGCGCGCGGGCGTTTGCCAACGCGCCACGGCACTTTATCCTTTCCAGCGAGTTCGGCCCGCCGCGTCCGGCTGGCACGAAGTTCTACCTGTTGCATCAGATAACGACTTCGGACGCGTTAAACGGACGCTACGCCGGGGGCATGGTTTTCCGGTGGCTGGACAACGTTCCGGCTACGCGCCGGGGACGTACCGACGTGGTGGCGTGTGACGCCGCGTCAAACGAGCGCGTGGGGTTCACTGTGGACTCTGACGGGACACAGCCGCGTGTGTCTGTTCTTGGCGCAACGCCTATCCCGCGCACGACTGCACCGCCGGCGGCGACTGATTTGGCATCAGCTATCACACTCGTCAACGCATTGCGTCAATTGATGATTGACTTCGGACTTTGGGAGGCTTGATATGGGCTTGACGCAAGCGCAAAAAGCGCACATCTACGAAATCCAGCGTGCGGCCGGGCTGTGTGTGGACGTTTACGCGCGCGCGAACGCCGTTCTGCTTGCTGAACGCGCGTTGGGGCTGCTGGGTAAAATCACCCAGCAAGACCTAAGCGATGCGGGACTCGAAGTCGGACTTGAAGACTTGATCGCGGCGGTCGGGGAGTTGTCCGACAAGCAGGACGAGCTTCAAGAGTTGATGGCCGCTTGCGTCAAAATCAGAACGGCGGAAGTCAATAGACTGTGACCAACAAAGACGTTCCGGCAGCAGTATCACCTTTGCTTTCGCCCTACCTTGAAGAGTTGCGCACTTGCGCTGCCCTGTGGGGCGGGACGCGCGCGGCGCGCGCCGAAGGTGAGTTTCTGCTTCCGCGCTTCCCTCTCGAAGCACAGGACACGTGGCGCACCCGGCTGGCAACCGCTGTGCTGCCTGGTGTCTTCGCCCGCACGATTCAGCAGACCGTAGGGCTGATTGTGCGTGACGGCGTGCAGTTCGCCGAGCAAGTGCCGCCGGTATTCCTGTCGCACTGGGAAGATATTGACCTTGCTGGTACACACGGCGACCGGTTTACCGCACAAGCGCTTGCGGCGGCGTTACGTGACGGCGTGGCGTTTATTCTGATTGACGCGCCGGCGGAAGGCGGACGACCGTACTGGGTTTTGCGCCACCGCGCTGACGTAATCAACTGGCGGCATGAGCGCGTCAATGGCGAGCTTGTCCTGGTGAGAGTTGTTATCCGGGAAACAGCGGTTGAACCGGACGGGCGATTCACACAACGGGTTGTGACGCGGTATCGCGTTTTCACGCTGGAATCGCAAGGCGTGGTGGTGACTGTTTACCGCGAGGTACAGGAACCGCACGAGCGCGAGCCGCGTTACGTGGTGGACTTCCAGACTGTGTTACCCCTGCCGTCAATCCCGATTGTGCCGCTGTACGCTGTACCGCCGGACGCGCCTTTTATTGCGCACTCACCGTTTCTGCCCTTGGCATACCGCGAGGCTGAGTACTACCAGACGTACAGCGATTACAAATACAACCTTCACCTTGCTTGCGTTGCGATTCTGACCGCCAAGGGTATCCCAGAAGGCGAGACGCTGCGGATCGCGCCGTCTGCCGTGGCGCTGCTTCAGCCGGAGCAGTCGCTTGAGTACGTGGAGATTTCCGGCGCTGGGATCGGCTCGGCGGCTAGCGCGCTGGACAGGATTGAGCGTGAAATGCAGGGGCTGTCGCTGACTATTGGCGATACGAAAAACCGCACGGCGACGGAAGCGGTTCACCTGCACACGATGCGCACGGCGCTGCTCCGTGACGCGGCGCAATCGTGCCGTGATGCGCTCGAAAACTGCCTGTGGTGGCACTTGACGCTGCTGGGCTTGCCGACCGACGGCGTGGCGGACGCCGTGCAAATCGGGACAGAGCTTGACGCAACGACAGACTGGACACAGGCTTTGCCGCTGCTCGAATCCGCTCGCCGTGCCGGAGACCTTGACCTTGAAACCTACCTCGAAGCCCTTGAACAGTCCGGCGCACTCCCGGCTGGAGTTACGCCGGCTGTCGTACTCGAACGCCTTGCCAATCAATGGGGAGGGAGTAGTGAAGAAAATCAAGCCGAAGAAGAGACCGAAGAAGCCTAAGAGGTGGACGTACAGCCAGACAGAGTTGGAAGGCGAGATCGCGTTTGAACCGCAGGACTTCGCCTACGCGCGAACGCTCGCGCGTAAATACTCCACACTGATACCACGACTGCTCGATGCCGAATAAAGTCAAGCAGACGTTTCGCTGGAGTGAGAAGGCGCAACGGTATATCGCGCCCAACGGTCGCTTTGTGGCGCGGGCGAAGGTGCTGGCGGAGCTTGACCGCGTGCGCCGTGGCGTTGGGCAGGAAATGCGGGAGCTTGCCAAGCAGCTCCAGACGGGCGAAATTTCGCGCGTCGAGTGGCTGATTGCGATGAAATCCCGTGTCAAGGCTTTACACTTGGCGCACGCTGCCGTTGCTGCTGGCGGGCTGGACAAGCTAACGCCAGCGGATTTGGGGCGCGTTGGCGCGGCTGTGCGACGCCAGTACGAGTTTTTGCGCCGGTGGGAAGCGCAAGACCTGCCTGTTGACGGGCGTTTTATCGCGCGCGCGGAACTCTACGCCGGGGCTGCCTACGGGACGTTCTCTGATATGGAGAGGATAAAGCACAAGGCAGCGGGTTACACTGAGGCTAAGCGCGTGTTGGGGGTTGCAGAACACTGCCCGGATTGTCTTGAGTGGGCTGGCAAGTGGCTACCCATTGACGTGATTCCGCCGATTGGCGCGTCTGTGTGCCGGACGCGCTGCAAGTGTACGATTATCTACCGCTAGGGATTGCTTATGGCTGAACCGCTACCGATTGAAGTTGAAACTTTGGACGCCGTGCCGGAGCCGTTGCGTCCGTTCTATGAAGAGCGCGAGGGGAAGTTTGTCCTGCCCGTGCAGGTGGACGATCCGGCCCCACTGAAAGAAGCCCTGCGCAAAGAGCGCGAGGCGCATCGCGAAGCCCGGCGCAAGCTGGAAGCGCTGGAGCGGAAAATCCGTCCGGTGACCGATCCTGAAGCGGACGACCCGCGGATTGTGGCGCTGCGCAAAGAGCTTGAAGAGTTGCGGCGCGAACGCGAAGAAATCGAAGCTGAACGCCAACGCGAGCGTGTGCGGTACTCGCTCAAAGAATGGGCGCTGGCGGCTGGCGTTGCGCCAGCGCACGTGAACAATCTGCTGAAGCTGCTGGACGGACGCTACGAGTTGCGCGGCTCGGATATTGTCTTTCTCGATGCGGACGGAACGCCGGTGGCAGACGACCCCGCCAGCTTCTTTGGCAAGCGTCTTCAAAAGGAGTTTCCGTTTTTCTACGGACGCCAGGTTGCAGGCTCCGGGACGCCACAAGGGGCTTTGGCGGCTGGCGGGAAACTGACGCGCGAGGCGCTGGAGAAAATGACGCCGGAGGAAATCCGCGCGCGCCTTGACGAGGTGCGGGAAGCCTTGCGTCAAGGGAGATAATCGGCTAATCTGATAGCAATCAAATCGCGCTGACCGGGCGGGATGCCCTGCGAGACGCTTGAGCGCAAGCAAATCTCGTGGAGGTATCCCGCCCGTGGCGTTTTCACACGTTATCGGCACAGTCTGGGCTGCAACGCTGGAAGAGGAGCTGGAAAAAGCCCTCGTTTTCGCTAGCCCGCGTTGTGTTAATAGGAAATACGAAGGTCAGCTTCGCGGCGTCGGGGACACCGTGCGTATCCCAATGCTGTCGTCGCCCGCTGTCATTGATTACACCCGAAACACCGACCTTGCCGCAGCGGAGGCGCTGAACGACGCCAGCACCACACTCGTCGTTGACCAAGCGAAGGCAGTCCACTTTGCGGTTGATGATATTGACACGGCAACGTCGCCGTACGACCTGATTGCGGTTTCGAGCCGTAGCGCGGCGTACAAGCTTGCTGACACGGCTGACCAGCACGTGGCAGGCAAGATGGCGGCGGACGTGGCCAACGCCAACAAGATCGGTTCGCAGTCAACTCCAATCACAATCAACTCCACTGCTACCAACGACAGCTACCTGACGCTGGTGCGCCTTGCCGGGGAACTGGACGAGGCGAACGTCCCGCGTAGCGGTCGCTGGGTAGTCGTGTCGCCGTTGTTTTTGACGCGCCTACTGATTCACCAGAATTGTGTGTTTACAGCGGCGCAGCAATCGCAGGCTGCCTTGGCGAACGGGCTTGTTGGCCCGATTGCCGGGTTTGACGTGATTGTGAGCAACAACGTGCCGATTCAATCCAACGTTCACCGGATTATCGCTGGTGTCAGTGACGCAACTTCGTTTGTGGCGCTGATCCAAGCGACGGAAGTCTATCGCCCTGAGCGTCGGTTCGGGCAGGCCGTCAAGTCGCTCTATTTGTACGGCTGCAAGGTGGTTCGGCCGGAAATGCTGGCGATGGCATTCGTCAACTTTAGCTAAGGGGGTGCGGAACAATGGCGAATCTCAATCCTACTCTTGTCGGTGCGACTGCCGTGACGCTCCCGGCTGGGCTGGCGTATGCCGCGTCAGAATCGCACACGATCTCGCTGCCGAACGGAATCAAGAAGGGGCACCGGCTGTTGCTGCATATCGAAGCGACAACCGCCGGGAACATCACCTTCACCGAAGGCGTCAATCCGCCGTCGTTTCGTCCGTTGGGGAATTTCGTTCTGACGACCGCAGCCAACACCACCTATTTCGTGGTGCTGGAGTCGGCGCGGTTTGTCAACGCCAGCGGACAGATCGCGTTTTCAACCGGGACGGGCGCGACTGGGACTATCCGGGCGTACGTCCTAGAAGAGGTTTCGTAACGTGTATATCGCGCTAGCGCACAAACACTACGCAATCAAGTTTTTCCTGGCTTGGGTGGCGTTTGCTGTCGCTGACGCACTGTGGCTGGATGAGTTGAGCGGCTGGTTGAAGCTCGTGACGCACGCGCTGCTTCTTCTGGCCGCCTTCTTATCCGTGGTGTTCTGGGCTTACCGAATCTGGCGGCTGCATCGTGGCGACCTTAGAAACAATCGAGAGCAAGAGTAGCGCTGCCTTGACGCAGCTTGAGCTTGAGAAGGTGCGGGAAATCGTCACCGGCGGACGGCTCTTTATTTCGATTGACTCAATCGTTGACGCCGTGGACGACCTGACGCCGGTGCAGCGCCAGGCAACGCGCGCCGACATTGAAGAGTGGGACGCGCTGGGCTTTGGCACAGAGAAAATCCGTCCAACCGGCGGTGACGGGCTGGATTACGACGTGGAGCGTGACCGTGCCGTGGTGCGGCGTCGCTTGATAATCCGCTTGGGTTACGACCCGGCGGCATTGATGGGCGGCTCGTGGGGAGAAGCGCGCCGTGGCTAAGGCAATCCAGGTAACGAGAGCTTACGCCGTCGGGCTGTCTGTCCGGCGGAGACTGTTCTGGGGCGATACGGCGCTGTCGCTACGCCGTATCAACGACGCGAACGACGCGCCAGAAGAAATCGTGCAAGTAGCTTCCGGTTGGTACGCCGAACAACTCGGTGATTCGTGGCGCGTGCTGATTGCGGAAAGTGACGAGGTAACGCGCGACCAGATCGCGCGGGCGCAGCGACTGGCGTGGGGTGAGATTGAGATTGAGGTCGCGCAGCGCCAGGAGCCGCAAAACCAGTCGAAGCGGATTTGGGCTTTGACGGGCACGGTTGTGCGCCGGACGGGAGAGCAGCCGTGAGCAGTTCTTTGACCAAGCTGGTGGAGCGTCGCATTGCGATCCAGTTTGAACGGCTGAAGCGTGAAGCGCCTGCAATCGGGCGTAGCGCTGGTGCGATTTTGACGCGCGCTGTCAGAGACAAGGTGCGCGAGGCTGACGCAATCGCTTCGGGGCGATTCATCAACTCGATTCGCACGAGAGTCGAGATTCGCCAGACGCGCCAGCGCCTGAGTGAAATCCGCCTGATTGTCGGCTCGGACGTTTTTTACTCGCGCTTTGTGATTGGCGGGCGGCGTCCCGGACGAATGCCTCCGATTGCTGCAATCCAGCGGTGGATTGTCTTGAAAGGGCTGCTTCACTTGAACGCTTTTCTCGTGGCGCGTGCGATTGGCAGGCGCGGGATTCGCGCGCGGAACTTTTACGAAAGAGGCTGGCGCGCCAGCCGTGACCGGATTGAAGCCGCCGTTCGACGGCGATTGATTGACGCACTGGTGCTTCCGTAATGGACGAGATTATCCGCGAAGCCATCAAGGACAGAATTCTGGCGGCTGTGCCTACGGCGCAGGTGAGTCTGTATTTGCCGCTTTCGGCGGACGCTGACGGCGCGCCGGTGCTTGCGCCGGTTGCTGACCAGTCTGCCGTTCGGTCGGCCGTGATTGACCGGCTGCGAGTGCGTCTGACGTGCGATCACAGCGGGATGACCACCGGCGAGGCGGTCTATCGGGTTGTTTACGCGGAAAGCGTCAAAGGCGTACAGGCGCACTCTGAGTTTCACGAGCGGCTGGACGACGTGTTTCGCCGGCTGCTGTTTCCAGCGCGCTTTGGGTTGGACGACGCCGATCCGAGAACGAACGTCTTGCGTCGGGTGGAGGCGCTGGAAGCGGAAATCCAGCTTGGTGCGGCCGCTACGGGCAGTGCGCGCGTCCACTACCTGACGGCGCAAATTGACCTGACGTTGAGCTTGTACTGGAGGGTGTCGTGAGCGATTTGGTTGAAGTTTTTGACTCTGAAAGCAACGTCCACGCTGCGATTGACGCGCGTGCGTTACCGCAGTTTTTGGCCGCTGGTTGGCGGCAGGTTTTCACGCCGGAACCCGGCAATTTCCCTTCGGAGGTAAATGAAAATGGGCCGCTATCTACACCTGCAAGGGAAGGTGTATTACGCCGAGAGAAACGCCGTGACCGGACTGCCGGGACCGCGCCGGTATCTGGGTAATGCACGCTCCTGCTCCATCGAGACGGAAACAAACATTATCGAGCACTTGG